CAGTGCGTACAGTTCGTTGCCACGTTTGACGATCGTTACCATAGTATTCTCCTTATGCGGTTACGGTTACAACGCAAGTTGCGCTTGCATCACCGTTAGTAGCGGTGATTACGCAAGTACCCGGATCAACACCTGTTACAGTACCGCTGGAAACGGTTGCAACGTCAGCATCGCTGGTAGCCCAAGTTACGGTTGCGCCAGCATCCGGCAGACAGGTAGCGGTAATAGAACCAGTAGCGCCGTCAGCAACGGTCAGGGTGGACTTATCCAGTGCGATAGATGCGTGACGATGTACGCCGATTGCATCTGCTTTCTTGTCCAGTACGAAAGCATCGAAACGTACTCTTGCCTCGATCAGTGCGCCGCTGATACCCGGTGCATCGTAGTGAATCTTGAAATCTTCCAACTTAATCGGAGACGGCATAACCAGCGGGTTAGTGATAATGAAATCAACGCCGCCTACAAAGTAGGAAGTCGGAACCTTTACAACGGGTACGTTGTCGATCATACCAACCAGACCGTTGATAGCGATTTCGGTTGCAAGGTCGCCCTTCTTGGTGAAGTTCGGATCAAGTTTGATAAGGTTGTGGTACTTCGGTGTGCAGTAGCAGATACGACCGCCTACAGGTGCCTTATCATTGTCAAGGATTTCCTGTACTGCCAAGAACTCCTCGTATGCGTTGGAAGAGGTCACTGCCTTTACAACGGTGTGGTTTACGCCGCTTACAGAACCAGCGGTCGGAGCCTTTGCAACTGCTACAGCCAAACGATACTTGTCGATAGCCGGGATCAAAAGCTGGTCGATGTTTTCTGCCAGAGAAGCACCAGCCTCCATTGTTCCGTTGGTGTCCTGTTCGGTGGATGCGTCAATTACATAGGTAAAGGACTTATCCTGTGTAACGGTCATTTCCTGTACTGCGTTACCCAAATCATCCGGGGAACCGTAACGGTTAGAACCACCTACGGTGTAGTCGTTCAGTGTTGCAAGATCGCGGCTGAAAACCTTAACGGTCTTAACACCGAGCCAGTTGAAATTGTTGTTGATCATGCCAGCAGTAAGCGCACCCAGCTTAAATCTCTCGTCTACTTGGGTAGCATACTTTGATGCCAAATTGATTGTTCCCATACTTGTTATCCTCCTTATGGAAATTTAATGTTTTACAGAATTGAACCCTTTCAAGAAAGGATCTTCCTCCTGTTGACTACCTGTACCCGCCGCAATCTGCGGTCGGCTTGCGATAAACTCTTTCTCCCAAGCCTTTTTCTTTTCTGCATCAACCTGTGCCTGAATTTTGAAACGGGTTTCTGCATCCTGATCCACGTCAGCCGCCGCCGCCTGTTTTGCGAGTTCTACAGGATAACCAAGGGAAACGTATTTCTCCGTCATATCGCTAATGGCAAGTCTGCGTTTCATATCCGCAAACTCTTCATCACGTTTTGCCTGTGCCTCCGCTTTCTCTGCGTCAAGGATTTCCTTTTCGCTCTGCGTAGCACGGAACTTCTTCTTATAGTCAGCCGCCTCGCTGGAAGCACGATCAAGCATTCGCTTTAACCTTGCGACTTCTACTAGCAAATCCTGTGTGTCCTTCTGCTCCTCTTTGGTAGTTTCTTCCTGTTTCGGTTCTTCCTTTTGTTCGGTTTTCACCTCTTCTGTAGGTGTTTCATCACCCTCTGCAAAAAACTGCAATAACAACGGCATTTTCGTTTCTTTCTTCATTTCTTTTTTCTCCTTTGCTCTTTTTACCGTTTTTCTCTAACGTTGCTCCTTAACGTTCTTCTCCAACGGATTTTTCCGTCTTTACTGACGTATATAAAAAAGAGCCTTTAATCGGCTCCTTCTTACAAAAATTTTTGGTGACATCGACAGTTGATAACTTCTCTCGGTTCACCTTCCGGGTCACACGGATAGGCAAGCAACGTACCGCCTACCCTAAACATTGCCTTGATAGGAATTGTCTGCCCGTCAGCAAGCCTATGTGTATGTCTCACTTTTCCATCCCTTTGAGACACCCACATTTTCTTTGTCTTGCCAGCTTCTATAGCCTCTTGCCATTCTTCATAGCCTAACGTCATATCGGCGTAGTTCGCCGCATCGGGTAACGCTCTTTCATCGGAAGTCCATCTCGTATAAAGCCCTTCTTCCTCGACACGTTCCCGTGTTACGTCCATAAAGTCGTCAGCCGCTTTTCTGACGAAATCCCGCATATATTCATCATATCGGGCATACTTCCTTACTACGGTTTCGAAACCGTTCTGCAACTCTACTGTCAGACGGCTCCAATCTATTTCCATAGTCGTTTCCATCGTCTTTACGGCTAACAAGATAAAAAGAAGAATGTCGCGGAAATCTCTTGCGGCATTCTTCCTATCTTCTATCTGATCTTCGGGTAGTTCCAGCGGTCGGAAGTAATCATCCAACCACTGCTCCACCTCGGCATCCGTATAGGTTATGATATTCAGTTCGTCTATATTCAACTTACTGGACATACGGACTTTGTGTTACCTCGTCACTCTCGTCTGTTGCGTTCCGTCCTTCGGTATCGTTCGGGTTCTCCGTTCCTTCTTCTACGGTTCCCTTCGGTGCATAGATGCTATCCAAGTACCGTTCCATGTACGGGCGGCTATCTTCAATCACCTGTTGCGGGTCGCTAAAGAAGTTGATCTCGCGTACCATGTGCGCGGGGTCGATACCGTGGCTTACGCCTGTTGCAAACGCATTCAGTTTCGAAGTCAGTTCGTAGTTCTTCATGCGTTTCATATTCGGAACGATATCTCTATAGGTAATCTGACGTAGCGGTGAATTTTCCGGGCATTCAGATTTTTTCAGGACAGCAAGAACAACTTTCAGTTCGTTCATTTTGCATCCTTCAACAATCTGCTGTTGCATCGAAGCAACCATTTCTGCCGCCGACCATCCACTAGCGGTGTCCATTGCTATACCTGTAGAACCGCCCGAATTATCGTTTCTCTGCGGCACGTTGCATTTCTGCAAAATCATACCGCGCTTTGATACGATATAGTTCATCACGCCCTGTGAATCAATGGGAACGGACAACGGTTCGATCTTCGGTGTCTTACCGTCCTTCGATGTGAACCCGAATATCCACTCGTTGTTCTGCGGGGTGATATACTTCTCGGAGATTGTACCGTCTGCATTCTGCACCTGTTCCGTCAAATCCAAGTCCGTAGCCAGCCAGATTGCATTCACCTTTTCGGCAACACTGTTAGATAGATTGCTTTCATTAAGGTTCAAATCCAGCATATCTTCTATTTCGTGTTCGAATACGCCTGTCTTGTCGTGGGAACGGTAATACTCTACGATATTAATAATGCCAAACGGGTTCAAATCGCCGCTTCTTACGCCCTGTATGGTCTTTTTATCACCATTGACAATCGTAGTCAGGTCGTCAATCTCAAACCTACGATCTTTCGTGATCGCGGTATAATGGTGCATACCATCTTCATCAATCCGATACGTTACGCCCACCATCGGTCTACGGTCTACATAGTAACCCGAATAAATGATGAACGTGAACCGGGGATCAAGAACGTCATAAGAGAAGTAGCTGTCGCCGTCTACACGGTCTGTTTTAACGTCAATATAGACGAAACCAACCCCACAAGGCTCTACATACCTTGCGATTTTCTGTGTCTTATTCTTGACGTTTTCAGCTTCATAGCACTCATTCAGTAATGCTATTGCTTCGCCCTCTTCACTGCCGCCATCGTCCTTCATGCCACGCTGGACTAACGTAATCGGCTGTCCCCAAAAGTAGGCACGCCAAAACATAGAGATTTCGTGTGCTACGTTATCTACGTTCACACAATCAATCTCTTTGCGCGTTACCTTCTCTTGTTTCCGGGGCTGAATACCGTATTCGAAATTCAGCAGATATTCAATTTCAGAGAAGTTCTTACTATGGACGACCATAGCTTTCTGTAAAATATCACAGATATTGTTTTCGTCTATCACCGTTTCATCGGTATAGATCGTCCATCGACCTCTCGGCTTGATAGGTTCAAACATTTTATGCTCCCGCCGCTAATGCCACCGTAATATTCGTTGCACTCTCTACCGTCCAATAGGA